AGGCCAGTTTAACGACTTAGTCGGTCATACGCCGGTTGTCGTACGCGGCAAACGTCTAGAATTTTATTGTTTTATAATTTTGTATTTTGTTTTCGTCTTTCTTTATACTTTTTAATGGATTTTATATTTTACTCGTTTTAAGACCGGCGTCTATACCAAGACTAAACGTCTTGTTCAATTGCGTCATCGACGGCATCCATCATATAGATGACACTAGTGGCACCAACAATTGTCATTGAAGGTCCAATGCTGATAACATCAGAAGTGGCCTTGTAATAAGCAATGTAAGTGAAACCAGCGGCCGCGGTGTACCTTTCGTTACCACCCGCCCCAGGTGCAAACACATCCCATAGCTCTGCTCCTAGAACGGTAAAACCCGCTAAAGTGGCTAAGCCTGGAGTGTGAACTGTAAATTTATACAGTTGACCCTTCTTAACAAAGAAATCACAAGAACTGGCAGCAGTTGGTGGATAAAGATTAATCTCTAACGTACCAGAACGAGCATTGTCCGACGCACCCATAGGTGCTACAGTTGTACAGCCCGCTCTGTTAACTACTATGCCTCTTGCTGAGACAAGTTGGTTTTGAGAGGCTAGAGTTGGTTTAAAGAACTCTACGCAATAACTAACCCAAAGCTCACCCAAATTAAGGTTTGCAGGGTTAGCTTGAGTAATGACCTGGGATAATCCATAGTCATAAAGGCGCAAATCTTGACCAGCTGGAACATCACCGGTTCTAACATAATAAAGCCTGTTTGCGGTTTCACCTGGCGCACACTCAATCATGTGTACCAGGCCCACGGTCGGCTTAGTAGAGGTGGCGTATTCCGAGTTTTCAGCCTCTTGACGAGACTGAAACGGCGGCTGATCAGAGTTATAATTGGTGGTCATGACCAACACACCTGGAGAACCAGCAGTGACGAAGTCGGTAATCAATGGCCTGAACTCAAAGATCAGACCATGAAACCGATACTGCTGGTAATTAGCTGCTATAGTAGCTAACCAGGGGAAAGTTTTCGAATCACCAGGATTAAGCTTATAACTCCTGTTAGTAAAGGCAGCAACCCCAGTAACATCTCCCAGATATTCACGATGACATACGATATTTGTCGCATGTGTCGAGCTAAACTGGGGTATCTGTCCTGCAAAGACATTGTAACCGGGTTTTGGTCCAGTGGTTGTGTAATCACCGGATCCAAAGATACTACCAATTCCAGATCCAAGGAATCTTCCTGCAATGGATCCAAGAGTGGATCCAACAGGTCCAAACCAACTGCCCACGTGGCCACCAAAGGCACCCCCGGCATCGCCGAATGGTGTCGCCTTTTTGGCGTGGGATTTTGGCTTGGGTTTTGACTTCTTAGATCTTGTAGCGATTTGCATCTTACTAAGTTGTTTGTATGGCACAAGGGCCATACTTTGTTTCTTCTGTTTTGGCATATTTGTATTGGATACCGCAATATGCAACGGGACTGTACATCCCTCCCTAACCTCCCCATCGGAGGGGCATCCGTGCAGTCTCTCGGCTTTTTGTTTAGCACGCGACTGCGATTTTGGTGCATTACGGGAAGGAACCCAATTGTCTTGTCTATCAATGACGTCTATGTGGTAGACTTCGTCGTCATTATCCCTTTCCGGCCACCATCGTGTTGCAACGAGTAACTCGTCCAACCATTCCTTTTTCTTTGGTAAGTGGCGGAAGTGTGTCATGACTCCTAAGTAGCGCTCCATTGCGTCAGCATAATCATTAGTCTTGTTAGCCAATAGTCCAACTACTGGTTTAATTATGTTGTCTGGATATGCTACGCCATCAATAAATTGATGCGAACAGAAGTTAAAATTACTTGCACTAGAGGGAGTTAAGTCTCTAGGATTCTTTCCATAGTGCAAATAACCATCAGCTGGAATAACGGTCTCAACGCTATCGTCTCCGTTAGCTAT